ACAACCCGCACCACCAAGCGGCCCCCAGTCTGGCCAGGTGCTGACCAATGGGCAGCCGATCACGGATCAGTTCTCTCCTCAACCAGCATAAGGACCAGCCATGGGAAATACCAGAAACATCGACGAAGAGTTCCGTTGGGTATTTCCCACTCTGGCCGAGCTAGAGCGTCAATATCCAGCGCCACCAACGCGGGCCAGCAGGCTGCGGTCCTAACCAACGGGGCGCAAGCGACGTATGTTTGCGATGGGATGTCATGGGGGGCTGTGGTATCAGCCAAAACCAATCCCCTCATCACGATGATCAAAATTTTCACCAACCCCAGCATAAAGGAGCCACATGGCCACAAAACCCGCGTTTGTATTCAAGGGCAAAGAGTCCAAGAAAGAGGAATCTGCCGAGAAGAAGGTAGGTAAGGCCGCGTACGCACGCGGCGAGAAAAAAGAGGGCGAGAAGCCCGCAACCAAACGAAAGTGCTAACCATGACAAACGAAGAACTGTTATTGAAAGAGGGCGCCTTTTACTTCGGCCCCCGGCTGATCTACAAGCAAAAAGACATCGGCGTGCGCTCTGCATCCGGCCTGGTGTTGTTGGCTGAAGGCGAAGAACTCGTCAAAAAGCTGGCTGACATCACCGATGTCGAGGTCAAAGTGCCAAAGAAACCCCGCGCAAAGAAGGAAGACTCCGCAGAAATTGCTGATTTGGACGATCTTTTGTCGGAATAGTTGCGCGTAAGCACGTAATCTGATACAGTATTCCATATGGTGAAACCTGAAGAAGTCGAACTGTTTGACCACCTGGCCCGAAATCACCGATTGAAGGTTTGGTTGGACGACAAATTGGCTGAGGACACCAAGGTTTTGATCCAGGTGACTGACATCGACCAGCTGCGACGCGCCCAAGGGCGTGCCCAGGCATGGCAAACGATGCTGACGCTGATGGACAAATCCCCCGCCGCGATGAAGCGGTAACGATTTTTCTTTTTAACCTGCCAAACCCAACAAGGGTACAGGAGTATTCATGGCTATCCCTCAGCAAGTGCAAGCTGCGCTCGACGCAGCAGAAGCAACTCTCGCCCAGGCCAACGCCGCGCAAGCAGCGACCCCCGAGATACCACCCCTGGCGTTAGACGCCCAGGCCCAGCAAGCACCTGTAGAGCAAGCCGCCCCGCCGCCACCAGCGGCACCGGAACCGCAGCTGACAAGGCGCGACGATGAGGAGACTTTCAAGGCCCGCTATGCCTCGTTGCAAGGCGTGTTTAACAAGGTAGTCCCCGAGTTGCAGTCCAAGGTGAAAACCCTGGAAAGCGAGATGGCCAGAGCAATCGAGAGGTTGAACGAAGCCAGCGCCAAGAAGGAAGCCCCACCGGAGCCGCAGCACGCGACGGACCCGAAGGATTTGGAAAATTTTGGCGAAGACCTAGTGACGATGGTAAGCCGTGTAGCCGGGGCCGCAGTGGCCAGTGCCGCACGCACGTTTGACACCAAGGTCGCCCAGTTTGAGCAGTCGATAGCCGAGTTGCAACGCGCCGTGCAGGGGACAACCCAGCAAGTGGCCGTCAGCGCAGAGCAGAGCTTCTTTGACCGGGTGACCAAGCTGGTACCGAACTGGGAGACCGTGAACGTGGACCCAGGCTTTCTGGCCTGGCTCTCGGACATGGACCCCGTGTACGGACTACCACGACGCGCTGCCTTGGACCAGGCCCAGAAGGGCCTTAACGCCGACCACGCCGCCGCTGTGTTTAACGCCTACATCGGCCCGAAGAAGTCAGAACCCAAAGGACCCGATCCCTTGGACAAACAGATCAGCCCGAGAGCGGCGTCATCTGTGCAACCTGCACCAGCTACCAAGCCGGTGATCACGCAGGCCCAAGTCACCGCGTTTTACAACGATGTGCGACGGGGCGCCTACCGTGGACGGGAAGCCGATGCGCAGCAGATTGAGCAAACCATTAACGCCGCCCTGGCTGAAGGTCGAGTCCGATAGTGACTTGCTGACGCGGGGAGGCAGCCATATCAAAGGAGCATCCAAATGGCTATTACCCGCGACACAAACCCGGTATTTCCGGTATCCGCCCCGTTCAATACGAACCCTCCGTACACGGGCAACTTTATCCCTAGCGTTTGGTCTGCAAAGCTGAATTGATACACACATTGTGTTCAGCATAAATTGGTTCTGAAAAACGGGAACGCGGGGCTGAGGCCCTGAAAACCCGAGGCAAGCGCGAAACTACTTAGGAGCAGCCGTATGGCAACGCTAAGTCCAAAATATATCGCAGGTTTTTTTGACGCGGACGGCACGGTGAACATTGTTTTCCAAGCCGACACGAAACGACCACAGCTACGGCTGGGGTTCAGTCAAAAAACCGAACAAGATGAAGTTCTGCAACTGATCCACGCGGAGTGGGGCGGGCATATGCGGTACGACTTCGTAAAGGGTGTGAGCTACTCGCACCTAACATGGAGTGGTAACAAACAGTGCTCGATGCTCCTGAACAGGATCAAGCAGTTTCTGGTGATCAAACGGCATTACGCCGAGGTGTGTCTGGATGTTTGCGAACGCCAGATTGAGAAGGAAGAAATCCCAAAGATACGAGAGTACCTGAAGATTCAGCGGAGACAGAAGTCGCTCCCCCTTCCCAAGCACCCCTCACGTAAATGGCTGGCGGGGTATATAGATGGTGACGGATGCATTAGCGTCACACAGATTCGTAAACCCTCCGGCGTAGCTGATTTGGTGCTCCATATTGCGGCGTCGAACTACGACACCGAGGGTATCGAGATCATCCAGAAGCAGTTTGGTGGGCGGATCAACGACATGTGTGATGGCCGGGTAAAGCAGTACGCTGTTAGCCTGGCACCATCCAAAATCAACGAGATTTTCTCGGAGATTTACACAGCGATGATCGTCAAACGAACCCAAGCAGAGTTCATCTTGAAGTGCGCGGAAATGGGACATCTCCGAGATGGGGAAAGCATTAAATCCGCACTGAAGCACTTAAAGGCGCAGCCGCACAGACTGAGTGAACCGAAGCCCGATGTACACGCCTTGTTTAAGGGTGTACGTGACTTGGACAAGTATTTACGCGACCCTGTTGAACACAGGGAGAGCCTTGCGAAGGCTCAGGCGGCGATACAGGCTAAGCGAGCTATGCGACAGTCGGAACTTGCCACGGACGTAGCCGTGGTCATTTAAGTCGGCAAAATTCTACGCCGCCACAGTGTTTGCAGAAATTGCCAACACCAACTGGCAAGGTGAAATCTCCGGCATGGGTGACAAGGTGATCATCAACACGGCTCCGACCATCACGGTGTCCAACTACACCGTCGGCGGTACGCTGACTTACCAAGTGCCGACCCCCGATGTCATCGAGATGAACATCGACAAGGCCAAGGCGTTTGCATTCCAGATCAACGATGTGCTCGACTACCAAGCCAAGCCGAACCTGCTGGACATGTTCAGTGCTGATGCTGGTGAGCAGATGAAGATCGCCATTGACTCGACCGTGTTGTACAACACCGTGTTCAATGCAGCAGCGGCCAACGTCGGCGCCACTGCCGGTAAGTTGAGCGACTACAACATGGGTACCCACCTGGCCCCGGTTGTACTGAACGCCACTGCCGGTGACGCCAACAACGTGCTGACCAAGATTCTGCAGATGTCCTCGATCCTGGACGAGCAGAACGTGCCTGAGTCGGACCGCTACCTGTTGATTGATCCCGCGACCCGCACGCTGTTGATGAACACCAACCTGGCTCAAGCGCAATTCATGGGGGATTCCACCTCCCTGGTGCGTAACGGCAAGATCGGTACCATCGACCGCTTCACGGTGTACGTGACCAACCAGCTGCCGCGTATTGCTGCCGGTGCATCCAGCCCGTGGATTTCTGGCGACACCACCGAGAACAGCATCACCACCACCGGTACCGCTGTGAAGTCTCGCGTTTTGGTGGCGGGCCACAAGTCGGCTATCACGTTTGCGTCGCAGATTACCAAGATGGAAACTGTCCGGTCACAAACAGACTTCGGAGATTTTATTCGTAGCTTGAACGTTTATGGGTACAAAACTGTGAAGCCAGAAGCTCTGGTCGTGGCTGTCGTAGCGTAAGCACGTAAGCTGATGTAGAATCAGGCCGGGCCACAACCCGGCCTTTTTAATGGCAGGCCATCATGCAATCTCTCGACGTTTTCATGTCCCGGCTGGTGCCCAAGGTACCCGGCTGCCCAGACCCCCTCATCCGGCAGGTCTTGATTGACGCCGCCATTGAGTTCTGTGAGCAGAGCTTGATCACGCAGCACACATGCGAACCCATTGCTGTTGTTGCCAATCAGGGTACCTATACCCTCGATGTTCCCGCAGACCAAGGTGTCGTTCTGACACTCAAAGCCTGGTACAACACCACCCAGCTATCTCCTGTACCAGCGGACCGCCTGGACAGCATCTTGGCCTTTGTCAGCGCAGCCGGTGACGAGACGGCGGCCAAGGGCACCCCGTACCTGTTTTACGAACTGACGCCAGGCAGCGTCGGGCTGTACCCCATCCCGAAAGACGACGCGCCACTGGCCTTCAGCGCCCGCATCGCTACCAAGCCCCTGCGCAGCGCCACCACCCTTGAGGACGTGCTGTATGAGGACTGGTGCGAGGCCATCGTGGCCGGTGCAGCCTTCAGGCTCCACAGTATGCAGGGGCAGCCTTTCTCCGACCAGCAGTCCGCAGGGATTGAACGCGTTGCGTTTTTTAACGCCGCCAGCATGGCGTCCAACGTGGCGATGCGGGGTCGCGTAACCGCTTCCAGGTCCGTCCATCCGAGGGCTTTCGCATGACCATCACAGCCCAATCCATCATCAAAGAAGTCCAGGTTCTGCTGCAAGACGTGGACGGCATCCGCTGGCCCGCTACTGAGTTGGTAGACCATCTGAACGACGGTCAGCGCGAGATCGCTGTGCTGCGCCCGGACATGTTCGCTGTTGTGGCGCCAATGGTGCTGGTGGCCGGGGCGACCCAGGCCCTGCCTGCTGCCTGCCTAACCTTTATGGGGATGCCACGCAACACGCTGGGCTTGCCGATCACCAGAGTAGACCGGGCCATGCTGGATGCGGTGATGCCTGGCT